CTAACTTCATCTGCATTAAAGTAAGCAATTTTTTTATCTGCTATTAACTTCTTTGCAAATGTACTTTTACCTGAACCAGGTAATCCAAATATTAATATATTCATAGTTTTATGTGTCCATATTTATTGATAATGCTTTGTGGTATTAGTTTTTTATATAGGTTATCTTCTAACCTCATTTCTGTTTTAATTGTGTGCATATTATTACCTACTACTGTATCATCATAATTCAAGCCATTTATTTTAAATTGATTTAAGTTGTGGAAATAATGAGGGTAATATTCAATGCCTAAAAATTCATAAACAGATTGTAGTATTTTTTTAGGTTGAGTTACTAATTCTTCATATTTTATTATATGCGACATATGTTTATATTGTGGTTGTAGAGCATTTTGTATTGCAACTAATTCTTTTGCAACAGCACCATCTTTATTCATTAACATCATTAATTTTTCTTCTATTGTATTTTTTCCATATTTATTAGGAAATGCAGTAGGTTCATTTTCAAACCATTTAATATAAGAAGCTAATACGTCCATTAAATCTCTCCAAATAATAATGCATTTAATAGGTTGTTTAAAATGTCTTTGCATAACAGCAAGATTACCTGGTGTCATTACTGGACTTCTATCAATAATGTATTGTTGCGACCAATCTTTGTAATAAAGATCATAAACTGAATCCATTATGTTATCTAATGACTTATGGTCAGGAAAATTTTTAAATACATCTGTTTGTTTTAATAGAAATAAATCTTTCATTATTTCCATTGTTATTGAATTAGCAGTACAAGCAAAATTAGGATTTTGATTTATTAAAGAAGCAAATAAAGTATTACCTGATCTTGGTAATGCCATTAAGAAAAATATGTTTTTATTTTGAGTTTTTTCCAAAACTTGATTCTGAGGAAATAGCTTCTTGTTTTTTATATCCCAATTCATTATCCTTTTGTACTCTCTCAATAGTTTTTAATTGACCCAATACATTAAAGACCTCAGGTTGCGAAGAACCCTCAGTTAATGTTTTAGCTTTGTTTTGCATAATCTTTGAATAAGAATCTAATTGATGTTGATTAACATCTTTAGTATCAAATGTTCCATCATCATATTCTTTCTTTAACTTAGACCACATTTTTAATTCTCTCATTCTATCTTTTGCAGTAAGTTCCATATTTGCTCTTGCGTAAATCTTTTCATCAAGATTAACTTGTAATAATTCTTTTCTTAGATCATCTTTTTCGTTGGCAATTTTCTTTTCTAATCTTTTAATCTTTATGTCGTTACGTCTATAATCAAATGATAATGACATTAAGTTTTCTAAAAATACATTTTGTTCTCTTACGCATTGCCAATACTTTGCAGCTTTAGTTGGGTACTTCATATCTTGAAGTACAGATATTCTAGCTTCTGTTTCTGTTCTAAAGATTTGTTTTTTTGTCCAAGTATCTCTAAGTTCTCCCACCATATTTTTAAATGTTTTTACATCTTCACTTGGTAAGATGTTATGCAAGTGTGGTTCTTCTTTTTCGATTAATGGCTGAATGTTTCTTTTTTCCTGAGACATTTAATATAAGTTTTCTATACTATTAAAATGATAAAGTAAATGTTAAGAAGCTGTGATTGTAACTGTTGTTGGTGCTGCACCTGTCCATTCTTCAACAGAAGATTGAGATCCTGCTGGGGGTGTTGTTGATCCACCAGCTATAAATGCTGCCGATTGAGTTCCAGCACTTCCTGCAAAATATCTTGCTGAAGATATTCCAGTAGGATTAGTTGTCCAAGCTGTACCGTCATAAATTTCTGTTGTTGTATAAAAAGATCCATCAAAACCACCAGTTGTTAAAGCTGCTGTTTGAGTTCCTACACACATTTTATATCCTGCAGAAACTGATGGTGTTCCACCAGCTGTCCAAGAAGTACCATTGTATTCATTTGTAGCACTTGAAACACCTAATCCTGCTGTTTGAGTTCCACAACCTATTAATGCATTTGCTCCAACTGGATAATTTCCACCTGCTGTCCAAGCTGATCCATCATATTCTTCTGTTGCATTTTGAAGTCCACCTAATGGTGCATTATATCCACCAAATCCTAATCCAGCTGTTTGTGTACCAGCACCACCTACTCCTGCATATCTAGCCGTTCCCATATTTCCTCCTCCTGTCCAAGAAGTTCCATTATATTCTTCTGTTGCATTTAAACCTCCAGGAGTTCCTGGAACTTCTCCTGCAAATGCTAATGCAGCAGTAGTGGGAGATTGATTAGCTGAAGCTATTGATGTTCTTGCAGTTCCTAAATTTCCACCAGAAGTCCAAGTTGATCCATCATAATGTGATGTGTCATTTCTTATAGATGGTGAAGCACCTGTTCTACTACCACCAAAAATTATACCATCATTTGCAGCTCCAGTTCCTCCTGCTTCTGTAATACTAGCAGGTAAAGTTGTTCCAGTAGCCCAAGAACCTGATGCATAACTTTCACCTTTCAAAGTATTAGAAGTCGTATTATACCAAATCTGTCCTAATGTTGGATTAGCTGGGTCTGATGCTACCGCTAATATATCTTGTCCGTATATGTTTATGTAATCTGCCATTTTACTCCACTAATGTTATGTTAGTGGGTCTATCTCTCATAGCTTTTTTTTCATCTGATAATAAATCCCAAGCAGCTTGTGCAGCTTGTACTTCTGCATCTACGATTGCTTGTGCTTCATCTTTAGTTTTAATAGTACCTAATACTTTATTTATCCAAAGATTTGCATCTTTGTTATGTGCTGGTACTTGCCAAATGTTTCCTGGAAATCCTGAGATTGTAAACTTAACAGATTCGCTATGTTCAATAAATCCCTTTCCCCAGTTTTCAGCTACTATGTATGTTTTTGTATGTGCCATATTTTCCTCCTGTTAACTTATTGTAATTGTTTTTGTTGTTAGAGAACCTGCACCATTCCATTCTTCGGTTGCTGCTGAAGGAGTTCCAGAAATTATACCACCAAAAGCTAATGTTGCAGAGGTTGTTCCTGCTCCTCCTAATCTTATTCTTGCTGTTGATAAACTTGTAGTATTTGTCCAACTTGTTCCATCATATTCTTCTGTTGCAGCTAATTGAGTAGTTGATGTTGGAAAATATCCACCAAATGCTAATGCTGATGTTTGAATACCTGTTCCTGCTAAAGCACTTCTTGTAGTGTTTAAATTTCCTCCTGCTGTCCAAGTAGAACCATTATATTCCTCAGTTATATTTGTAGCAGCACCATCATTACCACCAAATGCTAAAGCAGCTGTTTGAGTTCCACAACCTCCTAATTCTTGTCTTGCTGTACCTAAATTTCCTCCTGGTGACCAAGCCGAACCGTTATATTCTTCAGTTGAATTTGTACGATTAGGTAAACCGTCATATCCACCAAAAGATAATCCTGAAGTTTGAGTTCCAGCTGCTGCTGGGTTAGTTCTTGCAACAGATAAATTTCCTCCTGATGTCCACGTTGCACCATCATATTCTTCAGTTGCATTTGTAAATCCAGTAGGAGTAGGAATAGGTGTTCCTGAACCTCCCATACCTAATGCGGCAGTTTGTGTACCTGTTCCTGCTAATTGTTGTCTAGGTGTTACCATAGTTCCAGGATTTGTTGCCCAACTAGTTCCGTCATATTCTTCTGTTGCTCCTGTAGAAGCTGTATTATATCCACCAAATCCTAAACCTGCTGTTTGAGTACCAGCATTACCAAGACTATATCTAGCAGTTGCCATATTTCCACCAGTAGCCCAAGTACCAACTGTTGTAAGTGAAGTTACTTTCCAAGAACTTGAAGTAGAATTATACCAAACTTGTCCTATATTAGGATCAGCAGGGTCAGCTGAAAGACTTTGAATTGAAAAACCCTTTATACCTTTATATTCACTCATTATTTATTCTTCAACAACCAACCTTGCGTTCCATCTACATAAACTAAAGTAAATGCTGCTCTCTCTACTGATACAGTTAAGTCTGATGCTGCTCCTTGAATTGGATTGCCATTTCTAGCAATAGTTAAATTGTTCGTATCAAATGTTCCTGCGTAATCAATGAAAGTAATAAAGTCTCCAAGAGATGGAGAACCTGGAAGTGTTGCAGTAATTGCAGCAGAAGTTGTGTTAATGAAATATCCCTCACTAGCTACAGCATTGAAGTTTCCTGTTTTAACAGTTTGCCAAGATTCTCCACCTGTTACTTCGCCAAATGATAAATTACCTGCACCATCTGTTTTTAAAACTTGATCTGTTGTACCATCTGCGTTTGGAAATTTAATACCATCTAATACAACATTACCTGAACCTTTTGGTGTAATTTTAATATCAACATTTGTATCATCTCCTGTAGATGAAATTTCAGGTGCATTTCCTGTTGCAGCATTTGTTATTGTTACTTCATTTACTGCACTAGCTGTTTCAATGAATTTTAATAATTCTAATGTACCATCTCCTAAAGCAAAACCATTAACGTCTAATTGTCCGCCTAGTTGTGGTGTTGTATCGTTAATTAAATCTGTTGCTACTGTAGAGTCTAACCAGTTTACTGTATTAGCTGAATAATCGAATTGTGCTAATGATATATCATCTGCTCCATCATAAAATTTTAAAGTAGGATTTGTTGCGTTTGTAGTATCTAACCAAACAGTTCCTGCAACAGCAGAAGTTGGTCTTGATGTTCCTGAGTTAGATGTATTGATAGCTTCTAAAGTTGAATTTAGATCACTTCGAAAAGCTGGAAAACCCTGATTCTGAATTAAATAATCTCCTTGTGCCATAATGCTTATATATCTTTTTTAATATCCTTTTGCAATATAATCAAAAACTCTTGAAACTCCTGTATCTGAACTGTTAAAAAATGCTACGTCAAATCCATTTATTGTTTTATTTGAAACAGTAAAATAGTCTCCAGTATTTGCATTTTCCATTGTAATACCAGTAGCATAATTAACAGATTTGAATGGATTTGTAAATGTAACTGTATATGTGCTAGTACCTGATGTTATATCGTTTCCACTAAATATTCTGTCAGGCATATCAACTGTAACTGTTAAAGCTGATACAACTGGAGTAGATGATAAATCAGCAGAAGTCATAATTAATCTAAATTTAAAATAACGACAAGTATAATCACCAATTACAAAATTTCTAAATGCAGTATAAGTTACATTGTCGTCTGATGTTGCTACCTCAATATGTGCATCACAGTTTGCTGGTGTATCTCCATCAAAGTTAGAAGATTGATCGTCAAAGTTTCCAGTTCTTTCATCAAAGGTATCATCTAAGTTATCTGATGTTTGAGTAATAGAAGCTGTAACTCTTGATGTATAAACTCCACCAATATCAATTACGTTTGCAAACTCATAACTACCTGATGCGTATAAGTCTGCACTTGTTACACCTGAATCAAATAATCCATCTGCATCATCAAAGTCTCCACTTGCACTATCAAATAATTCTGACGAATCTAATCTTAAAGTATTATCTGTTTCAATTACATTTGTTTTAGTTCCTGTAAAGTCAGGGTGTTCGTTTTGTGTAGCAACAGCATTAAAATTAATTACAGAAGATACATTTGATATAATTGCAGTTTCGTTAGAACTAAAGTTACCTAGCTTATCGACCGATTTTAATAAAAAAGTGCCTTGTCTTGCTGGTACTGAAATTGATGTTGCTGGTCGAGATATTTTATTAACTAATGATACTGAGTTTTGCCAAGTAGCTGAACCATCTGTTGCTGTTGAATACCTTAAATTATAATATGCGAGATCGAGATCAGGCACGGCAGTCCAACTTAGGTGTGCTTCTTGACCTACTACGTTACAAGAAAAATCTTCTACATCACTTGGTGGAGCAATCGCACCTACAATCGTTCTTGATGCAGATGTATATGTTGATGAAATACCAAAAGCATTAAATGCCTTAACTCTTACATCATAAGTCTCTTGGTCAATTACGTTTAATACTCTATGATTTAATCCTGAACCTTGTGCGTATATGATGTAATCTGTATCTGAACTTAATTTATATTCTACTTGGTAATAATCAACGAAACTATCAGGAGACGCAGTTAATGTTATGTCCAATGCCACGATTACAGTTCCGTCATTGTATTGGATTAATTGGTCAGATAAAGTTACACTTGCTGGTGGTTGAATACTAAATGGATTAGGAAGATTAGTCGTTGGAATAGTTGCTTGTTGAGTTTTACTTGCCCAAGTGTAATGTGTTGATTGATATTCTACTAAGTTTAATCCTATTGTAAAATCTTCGTTAAATGTTAATGACAATACTCTAAATGGTTTTGCTGAGAAACCTAATGAACTATGAGTTATATTTACAATATCTCCTATTTTTAAATCATAAGAATTGAAAGCTACATTAATTGCTAATGTTAAAGATTCTCTTGATCTTCTTAAAATGATTTCTGCCATTTCTTCAGCTTGATATGGATTTGTTATTGTTTGAAAATCAAATCTACCCTCTAACAAATAACCACCATCAGCAGTTTTCATATTTGCGTGTTGATCTGCACTAGGAAGTCCTGAGTCATCTATTGGTGGAAACTGAACCTCATCTACTTGGTAATTACGATCAGGATTAACATAAGAAACTATAACTCTATTGAATTTATTATTTTTTTCAGGAGATGATAATGTATATCCGTCTATAATATCATCTTCTGTTAAAGTTATTGAAGCTGTACCAGTTGTTTCAATGATGAGTTGGTATTTACCAGCAGTATAAGGAAGATAACCTCTACAACCTTTTAATAATTCTCTTACGTTTTCAATGATGCTTAATGATGTATCTAATGCTGTATTGCAATCAAATATGTTTATGTCTGAACCACCTGAATATGGAGTTACTTGTGTTTCGCAAACTAATGATGCGTCATAGAATGTTTGTAAATCCATTTCATTAACTGATAATCCTTTTCCATATCTTGCGTTAGTTAAATAGTCTAATAAACAC